GCTACCTTGTTATTATTATTTATCCAGTAGTTTTTCTACCATTGCACGGAGTTCTGCTATCTCTGCTGCTTGATCTTCAATCTGTGTTTGTTGCTCTTTAAACGCTTCGATAAAGGCTCCTGCTAGGTTACCATAACTAACAGTTAATGTACCATCCTCCATTTCATTTACAACTTCTGGAAATGTTTCTTGTATCTCCTGCGCAATAACACCTAAATGTACTCTATCTGGATCTTTGTTAGCTTCTATTCTAGTAAATGTAACACCACGTGATGCTAGAACTTTACTTAATGCGTTTTCGACTGTTTTGATGTTGTCCTTAACACGTCTATCCGAATAAGCCGTGACTTCGCCCTGTGCTACAAAGTTACCATTAAAGTTCATATTAGCTACAGTTGATAAACCAGTAGTAACTCCGCCGGCAACATTCTGTCCGATTTCAAAGTTCATATTTGCGTTAGTAGTAGAATCTGTATTAACTTCGATCCTCGCAGCATTACCGTTTTGTTCTGGAGTACCGTTTTGGTGATTCCAAGTTACGTTAGCATTGCCATAACCGTCGTTAACGGTTAGTGCTACGCCTCCCGAACCGCGACCACTAACAAGATCGCCATTAGTTGACATATCGCCTGTACCAGTATTACTGGAATTTAAGAAACCTGTGCTGTTAATGCTGTCCAGCGTATTAGCATTACCTGTAATATCTATTGCATACGATCCTGATAGTCTTGCACTAGGCACTGTGCCGCTGTCTAGATTGCTGGCATTTGTATAATAAGAACCATCAAATCCATCCAGCGTATCAGCATCAATTCCGTCAATGAATCCTTCGTGATACACATTGTATTCAACACCGTTGGCAGTGTAGACCAGTCCTGTGGTGCCGCTTCTAATATCAAGTCGTTCACCGGTTTGATCGTTTTCCAATCTCAAGCTGGCAGTGCAACATTTCGTTGCCTGCGTGATTCAGTGTAAGCAGTGCAGTCATTGTGTCAGCTGTATCACTGCGCAAGAATTGTGTGCTGTTGAGATTGTCCAGTGTTTCTGCATCCACATTACTCAATCCACTGCCGTTGCCTGTGAATGTGCTTGTGCCAATGTTGATGTTGCCAAAGCCACTGCTGATACTGCCTTGATCAAGCTGTCCAGTGCCTGTGACATTGCTGTAAATACCACTTATTCTAGCATTGGGCACAGTGCCACTGTCTAGGTTGCTGGCATTGAGTTGATCAATGCCGCTGCCGTCTGCTGTGTTCAGTGAACCTGCATACAGTGCACCTGCAACACCTACGCCGCCGCTGATCCTCACTGAACCGCTGGTGGTACTGGTTGCTGCTGTGGTATCAGTGAATGTTTTGATACCACTCATGTTTTGATTGCCACCCAGTCGTGCGCCATCCACTGTGCCAGTGGTCAGCTGACTGGCATTCAAGCTGGTTAGGCCACTGCCGTTTCCTGTGAAGCTGTTTGATCCAATGTTGATGTTGCCAAAGCCGCTGCTGATGCTGCCGCCAGTGAGCTGTCCTACTTCGGTGATATCTGTTTGGTGCTGTGTAATACTGCTGCTGCTGATTCTTGCATCGGGCACTGTGCCAGACGACAGATTGCTGGCATTCAAATCAGTGATACCACTGCCGTTGCCTGAGAATATACTGCTGCCGATGTTGATGTTGCCAAAGCCACTGCTGATGCTGCCTGTGTTCAGTGTTCCTGTGCCAGTGATGTCCAGTTGATGCTGAGTAACATTGCTACTGACAACGCGAGCATCTGCCAGTGTGCCACTGGTCAAGAAATCTGCACTGATATCGCCTAAGAAATTGTCTGCTACAACATCTTTGGCTACTCTTAATAGTATTGTTGATCGCACTTACAAACAGATCACCGTCGATATACATGTCACCATTGGTGCGCAGATCCAATCTCACAATCATTTCTGGAACAGTTTGTCCGGCTGAGATTGCTGCTGCTTTGGTTTCACCTGCTACTATCTGTGTTGCAGCTTGACCAAATGCAATGTTGGTAGCATTATCCTTGAGTAGATTGAATGTGCCGGTTTCGTCTGTGTCGATGGTATTGCCGTTCACGTTGAGATTGCCATCCAGTGTTAGTTCACTGTTGGCAATGGTAAATGTGCCTGTGCTTGCACCCATGTTTATTGTGGTTGCTTCGCCAAATGCATTCACAGTGGTAGCACCTGTGTTTGCCAGTGTGAATGTGCCGCCGCTGACACTGAGATCACTCAATCCACCAATTTGCAAGTTACCAGATACACTGAGATCATTGTTGACAGTGGTTGTGCCTGTGCTTGCGCCGATGTTAACCGAAGTTGCGGCGCCTGCAAAGTTCACGGTAGTCGACACTGTGTTGAATACATCAAACACGCTGGTGTTTGATCTCACACTGTTTGCAAAATTGGGCGCGTTGTTGAATACCAGTGATCCAGAGCCAGTTTCGTCTGATATAACTGCTGCAAGTTCCGAACTGGTAGTGCTGGCAAACTGATCAAGACCCTGTGTGCTCACGGCCAGTGTTCCGCTGGTTGGCATAGTAACATTGGTATTGCCCACAGTTGTCAGTGTCAGTGAATTTGAACCCGCTGTTTCAAAGTTGCCTGCAACAGTTATGGTTCTGCCGTTGTTGTTTACACCAGTGCCGCCGTACTCAGATGATATCACTGATGCTTGCCACACACCTGTGTTCAGTGTGCCAACTGCTTGCAAACTGCTGTTAACAACATTTGCGCCCAGTGTTGTGGAATTTAAAACACTGGCATCATTGATATAAAATGCTTTGCCGCTGGCCAAATTAAAGTCTTGACTGCTGTTCCAACTGTCTGTAATACTTTGATATTGCAATGAAGCATTTGCACCGTCCACAGTGATGCCTGCACCGTTGGCAGCGCTGGCATTGGTAGCCCCACTGGCTACCACAATGTTAAGATCGTCCACAGTCAAGCTTGTGCTGTTGATGGTTGTGGTGTCGCCGTTGACAGTGAGGTCACCTTGCACTATGAGATCATGTCCAACAGTGGTTGCGCCGCCGCCGTCGCCGCCGGTGCCTATGTTAACAGTGGTTGCGCCGCCACCTATGTTCAGTGTGGTTGCTGTGGTGTTCAACAGATTGAATGTTGTTGAATTGGTAGTGAGTTCGCCACCGTCGATGTTCACATCACCGTCAATATCAAGATCATTGTTGACACTGGTAGTGCCTGTGCTTGCGCCGATGTCAACATCAGTAGCAGACCCAAAGGCTTGCACAGTTGTAGCATTGGTGTTCAGTAGACTAACAGTTGAAGCATCAGTGCTCAGTGTATCTGACACTTGCACTTCTCCTGTGAACACTGATTTGCCGCTGGTATCAATTCTCAATCTCTCAACGGAATTGTGCGAGTCTCTACCACTGGTGCTGGTTTCCCCAGTGTTAACAACAAAGTCGCCGCCAGTGGCATTTCCTGTTCCTAATCCAGGTTCTATAGTGATGTCGCCGCCGGCGATGTCAGTGCCAACGCCGCTGGTGCCTTTGATAACAGCACTTGTGGGTGTGTCACTGGTTCCTGCATCGCCAAAAATCACACTGCGGTTTCTAATAACAATGGAGTTGTCAATGGTGATTGTGCCTGCAATCGGATCGTTAGGGTCTGCTGTAACACTTGCATCTGTTCTCACAGTAAAGCTGGTAGCCAAATCGTTTGCGCCGATCACTGGATGCGAACCATCGAGATTTGCAACAGTGCTGCTGCTGATATTGATAGTATCGCCTTCAGCAACACCCAATGTTTTAGGTGTATAAGTGAATGTCAGCTCTGTTGCTGTGAGCAATGTTCCAGTTGTAGCATTGCTTAAGAATATAAATCCTTCATCAGTTATACCACTTACCACAGTGTTTGACGGTATACTGCTGCTGCCGGTGACTATCATGCCTGCAAGTATGCCTGTGGTGTCATCCAGCTCTACTTCAGTTTCGCCATTGTCAACTGGCTGCGCCACAGTGGCAGTTACATTAGAAAAGTTCACAGTAACGTCTCTCGACGACGTGGCTTCGTAATTGTCAACGAAAGCAGTTAAACTTCTTGTTGCAGAATTGTTTCCTACTTTGACGTTTGTTGCGTCGCCGCCAATTTCAAGGCTGGTAACATTTTCATTGTAAACACTGCCGCTGCCTGTGCTTGATGATGTAAGTGCTGCTGAGCCAACGTCCAATCCTTCTGCAAGATCCAGTGCAGTACCCCACTCAGGTGTGGTGCCGTTTGACTTGAGATAGCTGTTTGCTCTGCCGATGCCCAGTGTATTCAGTGTACCTGACGTTTGTGCAAATATCAAGTCACCCACCGAATAAGTGCTGATGTTTGTGCCGCCGCGATTAACTGGAACCAATGAAGTTAAATTGCTAGGATTAAGGAAAAACTGACTGTCTAAACCGTCCAGTGTGCCAGCGTCAACAACACCGTCTTTGATGAATACTTCGCCGCTGCCGTTGTCGTTCACATTGAATTGTGTTTGCAGGAACCGTGACGTGCCCAGTGTTGAGAATGTTGCAAGAGAATCAAACTCTGCATTCACAATGCCAATGGACACTGGATCGCCAAAAAATTCGTTGTTTAAGCTGGATCCAGTTAACACCAGCGGGTTGTCAGTGGTGTTTTGTTTAGTAATTTTTTGCACCACTGGCTGGTAGCTGCTGTCTCCTCTGAGAAAAGTATCACTGTTGGGTATGCCTGCACTGCCCAATCTCGATGGTGATATTGTGCCCGAGATGATGTTTTCTGCGTCAATATTGGTAACAGCTAGGCTGTTCCAGTTGTCTTTTATTCTGCTGGAAGTGTTGATTACACTGTTGATCTGAACATTGTTCTTGATAATATCAGCACTACCTATACCGGAACTGGTGATGTTCTGTGTGTTAACAACCAATCCATTGATGCTTGCTAGTGCGTCACTGCGCAAAGCGTGCAAAGTAAAACTGCTGGTAGTTACGCTGCCGATAAAGAATCTTCTACTGCTGACCACTGGTTCCCCGTCCACAGAAAACAATTCGTTGCTGGTGCTGCCGTCTTCGAGTGATTCAAATCTCAAAGCATCACCTGTGTTGAATCCGTGATTCAACACAACAAGACTATCGTCGGTGTCGTTGACTACAAATCTTGTGATATTGTGGTTGTTGTTGGCCGGAGTACTGGTGAATTCCACTATGTTAAGCAGGCTGTAATCTTCGTACAACTCAATTGTGCTGCTGTCTATTACCTGCACATAGTAAACATTGCCATTGATCAATCCTCCAATTGCAACATTGCCCAGCGAGTCGTATGTCACAGGGTCACCGTTGGTGAATTCATGATTTGCAATGCTAATTCTGTTGTCAGTGTAGTCTATATCACCGCCGCTGGCCAGTGTACCAGCAAGAAAGTTTTCGCTAGCAAAGTCGTTTAGGTTTATTTCTCTTGCATTTAGTACAGCAGTGTTGTCCTCTGCAAAGTCAAGACTGCTGGAACTGGCAATGAACAACTCGCCGCCTAATATGTCCACATATGCGCGTTTTTCAATAGCAGCTACTTCAGTTTCAAACCCGCTGCCTGTGCCTCCTACGTCACTGCTGTTAACAGTTAATAGATCTCCCACTGAATATCCAGTGCCGCCAAAATTAATATCAATGTCAGTGATCTGTCCGGCAGTTACTGTTACATTGCCTGTGGCACCTGAGCCTGTACCAGTTGAGGATGCCAACGGCACATCTCTGTATACTTCTGTGCCGTTAGTGGGTGTATAACCAGATCCTCCTACCAGTTCGGCGTTGTTAACATTAAACAGCACACCTATTCTAGTTTCAGTGATAGCACCTTGTGCATTACCGTCGGCACTGGTTACAATGGTTCTTGCAGTGCTGTTTGATACAGATTTTGTGCTTTCGTCGTTGCCTTCGTTAGCAATTGTAAATGAGGTAGCACTAAGAACACTGAGAACCAATCCATTGGTATTGTATGTCTGATCAGGTCCTACTAATACTTGCACATTGTTGTTTACATTGAGATTGTGAGCACCGCTAGTGGTTATTGTAGCAATATCATTTGTGCGCGAAACACTGGTTACATCAGCACTGGTAAACACATAAGTATTATCGTTGTCCAATACCAAAAACTGACTGGTGTTGCTGCTGCGCAGGAAAAAGTTGTCAACGATTTCGCTGGATATACCTTTTTCAGTGATGTTAACTCCTGTGTCAACACCATTGACAAAAATATTTCCAGCATCAACTTCCCATGGATCTCCTGTGCTGTCGTCGTTGGGATTCCATGCACCCTCAATGGTTGCTACCAACACATTGTTGCTGCTTATGTAGTCTCCTTTGGCATATCCTTCAGCACCTTCAACACCAGGCTGTGTAATAACATCACCATCTTCGGCAGTTATGTTGCCACTGAGAGTTAATTCCACTTGTTCATATTCTTCAGTGGCAATGTCACCGGCTTTGAGATTTGCTGGCGGAATGTCATCCACTTGTTCCAATCTAGACAAGTAACCATCTGTGTTGGTGTTGGTAAACTGTCTAGTTGCTGGAATCAAATCTGGGTTTAATTGTCCGTTGACGTTCAGCTGCACAATAGCACCCGGAACGGCTGCTGTTGACACAGATTTGTCTACAAAGCCGCCTAGCCTGTTTGCAATAAAGCTTCTCACTGCCAGCTGTGTTGGCAATCTCGAATCTGAAGAACCGCCTATTTCATCATCGCCGAGATTCACACTTGTGGATATTTCTTCAATTGCCACATCTGATAAACTCAGTCGCAGTGCATCCAATTCATCAACCTGCACCTTGTTTCTAAAGGTAATGTTACCAGTTCTGTTGAATGCTGTAATGAAATCTCCAACCTTGAAGTCACCCAGTTCGTTTGTACCAGAAGAATATACTCTGCCTGGCAGTTCATTGAATTGTTCAAATTCTTCTTTGGTGTTGCCGCCGTTTTGTGGAAGAGCGTTGTAGTCTGTTCCAGAACCTGCATATTCCCAAGTGTGTGCAGAACTGTTTACAATACTGGGTCTATGGAACCATGCTTGATTCTCTGGCAAGTTGGATAGATTATCAAGGCTGCTGCTTCCGTCAGTTGCAGTTACACTGAATGTTGCAGTGCCAAGATCTGATCTTGATTCTACTTCGTTTACACCTATGCTGGTGTTGGCAGTGGAACTGTGGTCGCTGTTGATAATACTGGTTTCGTCAAATTGTATTCTCAGTGTGCTGCTGCCCACAGTGACTTCTTCGATGCTGACCACTAGTCTGCGATCCTGTGGCTCCCATTGTACCACAATAGCACTGTTGTTGTTTGAACCTGTGGTTCCTGATATTGCCCGGCCTGGAACAAAGTTATAATTTTCCGATCCTGATTCAAGAATTAGATTCTGGTACACTTGATGCGATTGTAGAATTTCTTCTAGATAGAATTCAATAATATTACTTAAAAACTTGTGTGTGCCTGTGCTGTCATTGATAATATCAACATCAAAATCGCCAGATTCGTCAAATGTTAAACTGAATTCGTCGTCGCTGATGATTTTAACATAGTAGGTTTGTTCTGCATCCAATCCTAATATTGGATCATTGCTGTTTGGATCATACACAACAGCTTGACCATTGCTAAATCCGTGATCCAAGATTGTTATTGTGTCGCTCACTGTACTGACATCTGTGGCAGCATCAAATAGAGATTCTTGCGGAGTTGGTTTGAAGTCGTTGGTTATATCGCCTTCGCTGCTGACTTCTCGGGGTGCTGGCACATCGTTAGGATCATTTATTATAGTTGTTACAATATTGAACCTACTGTTAACAAAATCTTGTACATCCACACTGGTATCTGTTATGTAACTGTTGGCTTCGCCGGCGGCATAATTTATTGCTTCAATGGTTTGCTCTTCTTCACCACTGATATTTGATTCACTGGAATCTCTTAGGTTTCTGTTGTAAAAAGAAAGTCCAAGGCTTCTGCTAAACCTGTTGCCTGTGTCCCAAGTGTCTTTTGCAGCAGCTTCCACTGCTAATAGTATTCTGTTTCTAAATTCTTCTTCATCGTAAACAAATCCTGCCCAAATACCTGTGGTTGCACCGGAAATTTGATTGTTTACATACACAATAGTATCGTCTGCAATTGTCTCTTTGTTTAACAACAACAAATCTCGTGCAATTTTGTAATCAGGTTTGCGGAATCTCAAAACAAATTCTTCCACTGGTGCAGCTCGGTTTATGCCTGCAATTGTCAGTGTTTGCTGGCCGTCTGCTTCGCCAGTGGCTGTTACAAAACTTCTGTCAAACTGGAAAGCTTTGGGTGAAAAGCCACTGGCTCTCAGTGCATACAATCCAAAGTTTGTGGCAGAGTTGGTAATAGAACAGTATCCTCCGCTTTGACAGTAAACACCGTTGAGTAGGAAAATTTCAAAACAGCTAACAATCTGTGCATATGCATCGTTGGTCAGTCGCCAAGCTGTACCGCCAAAGCTGAGAATAGTAAACGCATTTGCAACCATTGATTTACCCTGTTCAGGCACAGCACCAATGGCAGGATTTTCAGCCTCAATTGGATATCGTGGCACATTAGGAGACTCAACTTTGCTACCATCAATTTTAGCACCGTTGCCACCGAGGAAACTGATTATGGAACAGTTTTGAATATACGGTGATGTAGTAATAGTGGGTTTTGTAGCTGGCAGATTTGTATAATCGTTGCGATCTGGAACATCTGTGGCCAGCGGGTCGTCAAAAGCCACAGCGTTGTCAAATTTAATCAGTGGAACAAAATTTTCGTCAACGCCGTCGCGGAATGTAAATTCACCAAAATATGATGCGTTTCTCACTCTCAGCATGTCAACATTGGCATTCTTTGGACGTATAATACATCCTCTAAGTCCATCACCTTTGATGACCACATTGTCTGGAACAATCACAGGATTGTCTTCAGGATAATCTCCCACAGCAACTTTGATGTTTATTCTAGTGCCGTTGGTTGTTCCGTCAGGATTGTAAACAAGTTCCGAAGCCAGTTGACAGGCTCTTTTTACTGTGCGAACTGGTGCACTTTTACCGTCGTTGACATCGTCGCCTTGTTCAGCACTGACGTATATAGCATTGCCGCCGAAAATGTCTGCATCGGTGAAATCCAACTCGCCTGTGCCATCTGTTTTTAGCAGTTGTCCAATTGTACCGCTGCTGGGCGGCAGTGTAAGCTGATACCCGTTGTCAAGCACATCTGGCGCTTTAACAGATACTCCGTCGTTGCCGCCAGCGGTCAATTCCTTAAATGTGAGAGACTTTGCGTCTTCAATTGTGGTGTTTTCGTTGATGTTGATTTCACTGTCAGTGACAATCATTTTGTCGTCGTTGTTTACTGTTACACTGACCTGTGCTGTTTCAGCAGTGCCAAGATCGTCTACTTGTACACTGGTATCGCCTTCGAACACTCTCTTGGTAATATCTTGTACTGTGTTGTCGTCGCGTAGTAGGTAAACTTTACCATCTGCTGTGTTCAGTGCTAATTCGCCTGAATCTAACTGTGATATCAGTGGCTGCTTGCCAGCCACACTGCTGCGCTTGTGCTTGATCTTGGTTGCCATAAGGCATATCTCCTAATTAGGTACGGGTCAGGTCATAAAAGACGCCCAATGTTAAAACGATAGCAATCGTTATAAGTTTATTTATCTTTGAAAATGGCAGTATCTTTTAGAAGCTACCGCCATCAATTGTGTCTGTCCACACAGGAGTTGCATCTATATCGCTAGTTACAGTAAGTACCTGGAAACTGTTGCTAACATCGCTGGTGCCAGCTGCATCTGTAACTTGCACAGGATTTGCTGTGTCGCCGTAAAGTATACCGTTTTCTGTAAATTCACTTACACCAGTACCACCGTATTGAACTTCAAGATCGACATTTGTAAGTGCAAGTGTTCCGTCAATGGTTAAATCCTCATTGACTTGTACACTTTGATCAATTGTTGCAAGTCCGCCCGCAGCGCCTATGTTCAGTGCAGTTGCGGCACCTGCAAAATTAACAGTGGTTGCTGTGTCATTCAACAGGTTGAATGTGGACTGTGTTGTCAACAATTGATCATTGTTGATGGTTATGTCTGTTGAGAATGTGCTGGTATTCTCGCCGAGACGCAGTTTTTCTGCAACAGTTCCGCTGATCATAGTGCTGAACACCATGTCAAAGTCTTCCTGTGTGCCTGTTACATCTTGTGCTACTACATCAATTTGTGCGCCGGTTTCAAAATTGTCGTTTGCAGTCTCTAACTCAAATTTGATACCAGTTCCGCTGCCTGCAACTGGTATTCCGCTTATTGTATGGTGTGCCAACACAATTGGGTATACAATGTCATCTGCTGAACTGCCAGGTGCATTGGTAATCAATCTAATTCCATCTTGTGCTAGCACAGTGTTTGCTCTGATATCCACAACATCAGTTGCAAGATCAGTCAACTGTAGAACACCGTCGTTGTCGCCAGTTATAAATCCTTGAACGCTGAGATTCTTAGCAATTCCAACACCGCCGGCAACTGTCAGCGCTCCTGTGGAGAAGTTTGCACTCTGTGTTTGATTCAATATTTCAACAGGATTGGTATCTGCTACAACAAATTCTGTGTTACCAATTGTGAGTCTTTTAGCACCTTCGGTGAAAAATTCCAATTGATCGTTGTCAACGCCCGGGCCAGTTTCTGGTCGTACAAAAGTGTCTTGGTCAACATCTTTTACGCCGCCCAGCGATCCCCATGCAATTCCGTCATAGCCTTCAAACACTGTTGTATCAGTGTTGAATCTGATTTGCCCAGTTGCTGGTGTTGGTCTATCACTGGTGGTACCCACTGGTATTTGCACAGTTTCTACACTGTCAAATACAACCTGCTGGTTATTAACAGTTAACAATCCTGACGAAGATCCAATGTTAATATCCTCAGCAGAGCCAAATGCATTTATTGTGGTTGCATTGGTGTTGATCAAGTTGAACACACCAGTTTCATCTGTGATAATGTTTGCACCGTTGACTTCAAGATCTCCGCCAGCTATGAGATCTCTGTCTGCTGTGATATCAACACCTGCGTGTATATTTCTTACTGCGGCAATACCACCTTGTGTTTGCAATGAGCCTGTGGTTGCTGATACAGCATCATCTTGATTTTCCAACAACAGTTGCGGAACACTGCCTATTGTAACTGACTCATTGCTGTCAGTGGTAATAACTGTTACATAATCAGTGATGTTTTCGCGTATCTTAAACACACCCACAATGTTGTCAGGTACATCAATGTCAACTTGTGCGTTGATCTCAACAGTGTGCAGTGCTCTGTCAGACCCTAACACAGTGTTCAATTCTACATCTAAGTTTCTTCCTACATTGAGATTCTTGGCTACTGCTACGCCGCCGTCTACTACCAATGCACCAGTCTCAGTATCAGTGCTTTCAGTGGAATTTTGTATTTCTACTAGAGGTCTGTTGCCAAAAGTGATTTTTTCTTCGTCGGTTCTAGTATTAACGCTTACATAATCAAGACTGCCTTCTGTGGTTATGCTAAACGCTTGCAATGTTTCGTCAGGAATATTGAAACTGATGTCACCTGTTAGTGTAACATCGCCATTGACTGTTAATGTGCCTTCTATCAACAGGTTAGGATTTATAGTCATCAATCCTGTGTTGGCGCCCATGTTTATAACAGTGGCATCACCAAACGCATTTATTGTCTCTGCATTGGTGTTCAATAGGCTGAATTGGTCTACTGCTGTGCTTATAACATCGCCATTTACATCAAAGTCACCGTTTAGTATTATATCACCAGTGACTGTTCCGCCTGTGTTTTTGTTGAGGTATCTGTTTTCCACATATGTAGATACTGCTGCCTGCGTAGGTGCAGTGTTAGGATCTTGTATACCTGTGCTGGCCTGCAGAGCTGGGTTATTGCTTATTTCTTTCAACTCGACACCAACAGGAACATTGTCTCTGATCAGTGGGCCTACACTGGTAAGTCCTGCTAGATCCAGCTGGTTGGCATTCAGTGTGATACTGCCGTTGAGAGCATTAACAGCAAAGAAATTGCCTACTCTGAAGTTACCAATTTGGTCAACAGTGCCGCCGGCAAAAACCTTGCCCTGGCCGATTTCTACAATTTCCTGTTCTGCAATAGGAGTACCACCAAAGAACGGCAATGCGTTGTATGTTATACCCGCGCCCACATATTCAAATGCATGACCAGAAGTTGAAATGGTACTAACATTGTACAGTGCTGCCTGTTTGTCTTGTGTGACACTGACAATACCCGGGAATACAGTGATATCTGCTTTACCGCCAAATTCCAAGTTGATTGCACTGATTGTGTTTTCAACTATGTCAGTTTCGTTATTGGCAATCAGCACGCGCTCTTCCAAATATTCACTGCTGCCCAGCTGATAGTTGTGTTCTATTTCTGTGAAACCTTCTGTGCTGCCTTCCAACACACTTTGAGCAATTCTGTCTATCAACAGTTCAAGTCTGTCGCTGCCGTTCTCGCTGCCATCTGGTATACTGAGATCCTGTGTTAAATTGTTGCCTAGAGATTTTTCAATTTCTTCGTTGTTGGCAATCTTCTCCATTATATCTGCAAGATAGTAGTATGTGTAGGCAGTGATCAGTTCTTGACCTTGAATTACTGCATTGTTATAATATGCCAGTGCAGCTCTTCTGGTTTGCTTGTTACCACCGTACAGCATGTCGTACAGTGCGGCATCAATGATATAACCAGTGTCTCTTTCGCATTTGTCTATTTTGTATTCAAATTCGATTATATTATCAGTTATATACTCAATTACTTGATTTTCAATAGTGCCTTTTGCCGACAATAGAGTAGCTGCTGCTGCTCTTGTATCATTTGCAAGCCAACTGAAATCTGGTTCAACTTCGCTGGGTGTGCCTACTAGACTTGCAGTTTCTGCCGCAGTCTTGTAAATATCCAACAACTCTTCTGTTCTGTTTACTTCTTCGGTACCGCCGTAATCACCAAGCAATACTTGATTTTCAGGGTTGCCTGGACTTTTGGTAAACACTGTGCCTTCCACACATGCTTTTGCTGCTATGATCAGTCTGCCGTAAACTTCGCCAGTGATTGCACCTTGCTCGTTGAGTTTTTCCTGTGAACTACCTAGTATCAGTGCTCTTGTTGCAATCAATGTAGCAATATTGGTCTTGTCGCCGGAATCCTGTGTGCCATACAGCAAATCGTGTGTGACTGCATCAAACACATATCCAGTGTCTCTGCGGCAAAGATCCTCGTCGTAGCTGAAACCGTTGTAAGTGGTGTTTACATAATTGATAGTATTATCGATGATTGTTTGTTCTTGTGTTTCAAGATTTTCAACTGCTGACTGTATTGCAGAATCTGTCCAGCTGATATCCGGAAATGTCTTGCTGGGCAATACATCAACACCGTTGATTATCACATCTTGTGTAACCTGTAACAGAGCATCAGCTTTGCTTGTTTCGGTTGCACTGCCTGCACCTGCACTGGTATCCTGAGAAGAAACTGTTTGTTCAGGATTTGCAACTGTTTGACTTAGAATAATTTCGTCAATTATGCTTGATACATATTCCAATGATTCAGCAGTAAGTTCTTGTTCTCGCTGGTTGTCAAGTTGACTAACACCGTTGTTCCAATATGATTTTGCTATTTCGTATATTGCACTGTTGCCGCCATACAGTACGTCGTATACCAGTGCATCAACAATGTACCCAGTTTTAATTTTAAATTCAGCAGTGTCTAAGGAGAAACTTTCAAAAGTGTCAGCAATAAACACAACAGTTTGAGAATACAAATCCGCGCCAGTAAATTTATTAGATTTAATAACACTGTAACCTTCTTGTACATCGGCTGCTGCCCAGGTAAGACTTGGTAATACCACAGAGGGTAAATTGCCAATGCTGTTGGCAACCACCATATCTTCAACAATTTGCAACAACCCATCCAGCACAGTTGCTTCAGTTGAGCCAGCTGGATCTCCTGAAGTGTCTTGAGTTGTGGTATTGCCGGATTGTACTGCTACACTGTTTTCAACTACAACATCAGCAACAATGCTTGCAAGATGATCCAGTGCATCTGCGATAGCAGTTTGTTCACTGGCACTGTATGCATTAACCGATTTATTGTAAAAACTTTCTGTTTCTTTAATAACAGCACTGTTGCCTCCGTACAGCACATCGTGACTCAGTGCATCTATAATATAACCAAAATCTTTCTCAGTTTCTGTTTGATCGTATGTCAATGACCCGTAGTTGTTGCTGATATAAGCAACAGTGTCATCGATTAAAAACTGTCTATTTGCACGCAATTGATCTTTGGCTTCCACTGCTTCAGCAGTTGGCAATACACCCGGCGCTGGAAACACAAAAGCATCTGCTGCTGTATCAGTGTTGGTTTCACCGTTTTCGATAATGTCCAATATTTCGTCATATGCTGCAATAGTTCTAGGCTCTACTATGTCGCTTAAACCCAACAGCACAGTTTTATCTTTGAGGAAATCAAATGCAGCAAGAGTTTGTATTTTTTGATTTTGTATTCTTGCAGCATTGTAATCTTTTTGAAAATACAACCCAGCTGTTACTGCATTGTAATTTGTACCCAGTATACTGTCCAATGCAACACTGTCTACTACAACGTTAAAATCATCTGTGAACTGTGTTTGATTTAAATCAAAGTTGACATAATTGTTATTGATATAAGCTGCGGCTTCGTCGACTATAAATGTTCTGTTGTTTTGCAGTTGCAACTTTGTGTTGGCTTCTGCTGTGGTTGCATCGCTGGGATTTGGATAACTTATTGCATCTGCACTGCCTGCGCCGTTTTGAATAATATCGATTATTTCGTCAAAAACAGCATCACTTCTGTTTTGTGCAACAGTGCTGTCACTGAGTGCAGTGTTTGATTCGCCTTTTGTATAAGTTATTGCACCTACAATTTCTGTTGATTCGTCAGCAAGTTGAGCACTGCGATAATCTCTGAGATATGAAAGACCTGTGCTCACAGCGTTGTAATTGGTTCCAATGGCACTGTCGTAGTATGCTGCATCCAAGTTAATTTCAGCATCTTGACGGTATATGTCACTATCATACACAAAGTAATTGTTGTCTACATATGCAATAGCTTCTTCGACAAGGAACTGTCTGTTTGCAACCAGCTGGTCTTTTGCTGCAATCAACTCAGCGCCTGCAGGGCCAGGGTCAGGATATGCAGTACCTTCGCTAGGCAGCTGATCTAACTCAATAATATCCAACACATCTTGGAATAGACCCACAGCCGTGGTTTGAAAGTTTGGCGAATCTACCAGTGTTGATTCAACTAAATCTTTGGCGCGGCGCAGTGCAATGATAGTTGCAGGCTTTTGTTCTCTGTTTAAATATTCTGTGTTGGCTCTGTTGTAGGCTAATCCAGCTGTAATACTGTTGTGGTTAGAACCAGTTTGCGCGTCTCTATAAATTGCATCAATGATATATCCAACATCTCTTTTGCACTTTTCTACATTGTAAGTATTGTTAGGATAGTTTTCGGCTATGTAATCTATAGCATCGGCAGTAAAGGATACCTGTTGTCCACTGATTTGATTATAAGCATTTTGCAATGCAACAGACTGATTTTCAATCACTGGAAATGTTCTATTAGCAGGTAATCTATCCAGTGTGACATTGTCAATCATGTCCTCGATGTTGAACAACAGTGCATCCAGTATGCTGGCTTCGCTGTTGGTTGCATTGTTGTTGCTGGTGTCTTGAGTTTCAGTATTGCCGGATGTTTTGGTTACTGTGATTCCTTTTACAACTCTGTCAATAACAAATCGCATTCTTGCAAAGGCATCAACTAGCAATTGTCTTTGAACATCGCCTAATGATGCAAAATTGTTATTACCAAAATAATATATAGCTTCTTGAATAGTTGCACTGTCGCCTCCATAGAGAATATCAAATGTCAACGAATTAATAATTCTTTTAAAATCTTCTGTGTAAACTGCACTGTTGAAATCAAACAACACAGGTTCATTTTCAATATATGCTACAAATTCAGCAGAGAGAAAATCCTTGTTTGCTTGCAATTGATCTTTTGCATCTACTCTGTTTTGCACAGCTTCGTTGGGGTTAGGAAATTCAGTTGTGATCAAACTGCTATCACCGTCATCAACAATGTTAATGAACTGGTTAAATCCTTCTTCAACTCTTGCTGTTGCTGTTGCGCTGTTTTGCACTGCTGACAGATCTAAAACTGCCTGTTTTAGGAAATTAAAGCTGTCAATATACATGTCTTTGAATCTGTCTCTGAATTCCAATTCTTGTGCAGATCTCAATACTTGATGGTCACTGCCAAACAAGGCATACAGTGCTATGTGTTGAATCAAGCGTTCAACATCCGCTGTGTATCTTTCAAAGTTGTAACTCAGCTCTGTAAACTGTTCATTTATATAAGCTGTGATTTCGCTTATTATAAAATCTCTGTTGTCTAAAATATTGTCTTTTGCTTTGATTAAACCTGCATCTAGACTGTTCAACTCGCTGTAGTTTATATCAGGAATGCCTGCACTATCACCGGCTTGCAGAGTATTTAGAATTATATTGAAACGCTCGTCAATTTCTTCTCGCATTGCCAGATTGTTAATAGTGGACTTCATTTCGTCTCTTGCTGTTTCAAGACCGTAAACTGTTGGTGCTAATTGATCCAGCAAGACTTTGGAAGCTGTTCCTCTAAGATAACTCTGTGCTGCTGCAATACTTTGATAATTTGTTTGTAAAACAATATCACCTGTTACAGCATCAATTATTCTTCTAGTATCTCTTCTGCAAATTTCTTCATCATAAAAGAAAGGAGAATCAATGATATTATTTTCAGTGATGAAATAATATTCAGGGTCGCCATCAAATTTTATAATACTGCCAGTTTGCGGCTTATCTCTCAAACTTTGTATTTGTATAGTTGAATTTGTTGCAAGATTGACAACTGCTTCTGCTTGTATTTGTGCATCGCCGCCGGACAAAGTCACTAACGGAACGTCGGTGTAGCCGCTGCCTTGGTCAACAACAGTTATTGACGACACTTCTCCAGTGGTATTGTCAATATCAGCAAACGCTGTGGCTTGCACTCCGCCTGCAGAGCCAGGCGGTTCAATGGTAACTGATGGTGCAGATGTGTACCCTGATCCTGCATTTGTTACTGTGATACTTGCTACATTACTGAAATAATCTTGCACAGGTATAGCGTTGGTATAGGCAATTGGATAAAATCCGTCAGCAACACAGCCTTCCAAACCAAAGTCGCTAACACTGTTTGATATCGACAAGTATCCGCCAGCAGTTGTTAAAAATCCAACTCTACAAAAAACTGTGAAACAGCTGACAATTTGTGTATACCCAAAGTTTGTGATATGGAAACCAATACCGCCTTGTGCAATCTGTGTAAATGCGTCTGCAACCATTGATGTTACTAGACTTGCTGGGTTGTATTGGTCGCCGTCCACCAACATTCCGTTGCCGCCACCTACATCGTTTACCTGTTTTTCAAATGGCAAGTTTGGAAAATCTTCTACCAACAGCGGACGCGCACTAGGCTCTATGCCTTCAATTTGCACAGTTTCAAATGGTATAAACTCTGTGCCGTCATTTAGCCACGGACCGTTGATGTTGGAACAGTTTTGCACATACGGTGATTGTGTACACAGTGTGCCTGGTCTAATTTCCACACACCATCCTGGATCTCTCAGCCCTCTGAAAGTAAGTTGGAATAAGTAACAGCCGTTGCCAAGATAAAAAATAGTCTCTGTGTTGTTTTTAGGAAATACCTGTGTATTTCTCAGTTCGCCTGTGCCAGACACAGTGACTTTGTCAGGTAAAACTATAGGATTATCTTCAAAATAATCACCAGGGCTTACTAGAATTGTAGTGCCTTCAACTGCTGCTTCAACTGCTGCTTTGATTGTTCTTTTTGCACCATCGGCACCCTGACTTTTACCGTCGTTGAGATCATCGCCGTCTTGGGTAACATACAGAACATCAGCAGTTTTTGGACCAGTAACACTGCCTGTTACAGACAAGTCACCTGTCATATTTACTTTGCCGCCGGCTGGATTTATTTCCACATTGCCATCGGCAGTTAAAATAACAGATCTATCGTCTATTTTTCGTTCATGTATGCTTTGTTTTTTAAAAAATTCCATTTATACTTCCAGATAACTTATTGTAGCAGTGAGATTAGTCGGCGAAGTTCCATCTAACCATATAGTATCGTTTTCCTCCAAAATTAATCTTTCAACATTAAAAGTAAATGTATCGCTGGCCGATACTTTTAGGTTATTCAACACTTGGTATTCATTGCTGGCACTTCCGGATTGTGGATACACATACATGTTAAAGTTGGTATCGTTTAACCCGGTGCCGTCGTCTACTCCGGTATTGCACACCAATATAGTTGTTACGGCATATTTTTTACCAGCAGGCACTGTTAAAATTGCAACTCCGGTTGTTGTTATAATTTCATTCTTTATTGCCATCTTGGTTCCTTAAAATATTATACTAAAAAGTAGTGCTTTGTTTCTACTTGCTATTTCGTCGTTTGTGCCGTCTTGGTTTACAAAAAACAATCCAGTTCCGCCGTCTGCTATTGTATCACCGTACAGTGTTACTCCGTCTGCAGGTGCACCTACTTCTCCTTGTGACAGTGGATTATTTTGTTTTGTTAAATTAAAATAATCATCACTTTGCACTAATCCATTGCCATTACCTCTCAGCAATAAACTGGCACCAGTTGAGGTAGGTTGTAACAATGGATCGTTGGCAGTTATTGCTGACTCGTTGCTTACAGATAATCCATAAAGATCAGCGCTGTTTTCACCAAATGTTACAACATTGTTTGCATCACCATTTACATTGATTACAACACTGGTTGAATCTGCGATTACACTGCTAGGAGTCAAATCATTAGACAATATCCTGTCTTGAAAATTATACAAATGATAACTTCTTGTGTAATCTATTAGCAGTCTAGCAGTGATCAACGCATCATCGTCGTATCCTTTGCCAGTTTGATCAATCTGTTTGCCAAGCGGTTCAAGTTTGTCTTCAGCCGACGAATTAAATTCAATATCGTCGTTTTCGTAATTGAAAACGCTCTTTTCGTAATCACCAGCTTGATTTACAGTGATTATTCCCAGACCTGAATTGTTTAATAGATACAGATTATCATCGTTTTGTGTGCTAATGCTGCTGGTGTGTATGCCATAACTGGCCTGGGTATTGTCTTGAAATACAAAGCTGCCGTCAACTGTTGTGCCGTTTCTTACACTGCTCAGCGTTTCATCAAACAAAATTGCAGTGTCGTTTAGGGTTCCGCGATCAACAATTAATCCAGCTGTGTCCAACGTCACACCCGAGCCAGTTTCGCCGTTATTGACAGTGATAGTATTATCATCTACTATCAGTTCTGTAGAGCCAATAGAAGTTTGATCACCCAGCACATCAAGGTCGCCAGCAACAGTGACTTTTCCGCTGGTGCCAACATCGAAAACAATTTCGCCGTCATCATCGACTTTTATCTTGTAGTAATTGCCACCAATTCTATTGACCAGTTTTGTCATAACGACTCCTATTAGATGGCAGTTAATACTAGCAGTGTTTGTGTTGAATCATCTTGCACTTCCCAAGTGTATCTGTTGTTGTTGAAATCAAATACAGTTCTGTTGTGAAACTTTCTGATGTTTACACCATCGCCTTCGCCTGAAACATAGCCCTTGACAACCATTTCGTTATCATCAGGTACATCTTTGTCAACCAGTGTGCAGAATCCCACATTGCCAGTTCCTGCAGATCCATCTACTGCTGTGCCGCTGGTGTTTACTGCTGTGCCGTCTACAGTGTCATTTACTTTGAATTTGGTTTCAGATCTTTGAGAAAGAAAAATACCAGATTCTGAAACTGCGTTTGAACCTACTTTGACAATTGCAGTGAGATTAAATTCTGAATCATTCAGTGGTGCAAATCTTGGATCATTGGTGTTTGCTAACCTACCAAAATATCTTTTATTAAGTGGACGTCCCATTTTTTCTCCTTGTATGTTACGTTCTAGGTAATACGCGGTGGGTACCGCATAAGTCCTCATCCTAGAGGCTCTTTCCTCTTTGACAATAGTATTTATCAAAGTTTAAAAAATGGGTTATTATGCTGTGATTTTTTTGATGTATTCAGCATAGCGTTTGCCGTTGACTTCTTTGTAAATGTATTCAACTTTTTCGCCAACTTTGAAGTCGCCCTTGTGTTCAAATAATATATCTATTAACCCAGTGGTCCACTGATCAGGTCTTATGACATTGTATTTTCTTTTTTTGTTATAAACATAAATCGTCCCTGTAAACATTATTCAAACTCCACTTCAAGCTGACATATTTAGTCATAAAAATAGGCCCCGCAGGGCCTATTTTAAAAATCAGTATCTCTTACGAGAAGCTTACGTTGCTGTTGGTAATTGCAACCTTACCTAGGTAGTCGGCTGCGTTACCCAGCGACGATGCACTGTTGCTGAGTTCAACATAACCGTAGCGAGTCATAAAGCTCACAGTTGGTTCGAATGTTGATGGATCCAGCACAACGCCTGAGCTCATCAGTGGGATGTATGGGCAATAGAACGCTGCTGCGTCCGACTCACTTGTTCCCTTGTAGCCGATAAGCACTGGTGCACTGTCGCTGCTATAAGTGTTTACATAAACCTTCATAGCGTTGTTCAGCGTACCAACCATCTTGGTGTTGGTTGGTGCTTCGAAAGTGCCTTCAGTAGTACGTGCAAACGCACTTGTAGTAGCACTCTGTAGAATTGTTAGCGCGAATGGGCTAACAACGGCCCAGTTACCAGCGCCGCGACGTGTACGCTGTGCAATCAAGTTGCTTACTCTGTTGATCTGAACAGCAAGTGCTGCGTGCTCGTCACCAACAAAAGTAGCAGTACCGCTTACTGCTGCCTGATCGTAAGTTTCGCTGGCAGTGCCTGCTAGTGAAGCAAGACTTGACAGCACTTCTTGGTCGATTTCAGCAGTGATTTCTTGTGCAAGAGCAGCCATGATTTCTGCTTCTACATCAATACCGTGCATTGCTTGAGCATCCTGTGCAGCTTCGAAAGTCCAACGTGCGCTGAGCTTACGAGTTTTTGCTTCCACAGTTTGCTTCAAGATCTGAATGCTTAGTCTGTTACCTGCTTCACCTTCCAGTGAAGAAGTAGCACTAGGAGCATCGTTTGATCCAGGCTTACCTGAATAGCTTTCAGCAATCTTGAATGGGCTTAGTGCTTCTTCACCTGCTGCTGCTCCGTTGCTTGTGTCACTGTAACGAACACGTAGTGTATGAATTTGACCAACTGGTCCTGTCATTGGCTGAACTCCAACGAGCTCGTTTGCAATAACTGTTGGCATAACACGTCTAATAACTGGTAGAATCACACGGTTTAGTGTTGCGATATTACCGGCAGAAGTAGCACCTGCAGTGGCACTTTCTTGAAGATACCTGCGTGTATTTTCAAGAGTTGAAGCCATAACTGCTTTCTTATTGCCTTGTAGGCCCTCAAGAAGTGCTGTCTTTGTGTCTTGCCAGCGACTTTCTAATAGTTCTGACATTTGATTTCTCCTTAACTCAATCCAGCTAGACGGCGTAAATCAACTACATTTCCGTCGTTAGCATTTTTATTGTCATTTATTTGTTGTCTGTTGCCTGTGATTTCTGTGCCTTCTGCTAATACTGCCTTCTGTCTTTCTGGACTGTTACCATTCATCACTGACGGTAGGTACTTGTCAAACGCAGAGCGTAGTCTGTTTGTTTGAACTGATTCCAGTAGATCTTTCATGATATCACCTTGCTCTCTTGACAGAGGAGCAGTGAGCTCATTGATTGTTTCTTTGCGTGACATTGACTCGTTGATTTTCTTAACCTCGTTTGTCTTTGATTCCGCAAGATTTATTGCTTTGGACGCTGCCTGCTTGGCCTGATCAAGTTGCTTGTTCTTGGATTCAAGAACTTTCACCAACTTAGATGTTTCTGACTTTTCATTGAGATAGCTGTGAGTGTATTCGTTTGAAAACGCTTCAAATATCTTTCGTCCAAAGTCGTTTCTGCGTGCTTCTTCAATGTCTTCCTTCAGTGCCGAAATTTCTTTGTTAAGACCTTTTGATACTGTTTCAGACACTATAGCAGAACTCTTTTTGATAAAGTTTTTCTGTACTTTATCAAAATTCTCTCTGGCTTCTCTTACAAGGCGTACCTTGGTTTCTGCCAGGTCTTTTTTGTCTTCGTAAAACTCTGCAATTTCTTTTGAAAGTGACTCTACTACAAAGTCTTCAAGTGCAACAAACTTGTCAGCTGTTGCTTTTTGATCGCTGTGCAGTTCTTTGATTTCTTTTGCTAGTGTTTCACTAACAAAGTTTTTAAGAAGATTTGCATTTTTGCGTTGTGCAACAGCATATTTTGCTTTTGCTTCTGCCAATTGTTTGCGATCTTCTTGGAATTCTGCAATTTCTTCTGCAAGACGTTCACTCATCATATTATCAATGGCTTCTGCCATTGTATTCTTGTCGTGTTCATACTTTTTTGCAAATTCTTCGCGTAATTCAGCAGTGACTTCAAGGCGATTTTCTTTCACCTTGTTGTTCCATGCTTCTTCAAGTTCCGAGCGCACTTCTTCCGAAAGTACATTGTTTTCAAAGAGTGATTTTAGTGCATCTAACATGTTATCCTCTCCTCGTTAGCGGAGTCCGCTTATTATTTTTAATAAGCTCTCTTTTAAATATTTTTGTGCCTTGTCGTCGTGTTGTGTTGCCTTTGCTATTTCCATTGCCTTATATCCGCCGCGTGCATTCATTAGATGCTCGTAGATCGGTGTAGGATATGCACCAGGGGCGCTAGGCTGAGCCACTACGTCCACAGTGATTATTTCAAAATCGGAAACTTCCCCGCTTCCGTCTTCTTTTACATTGCCTGATCCTCGCGACGAGACACCTAGTTTAACACTGCTTTCCAGCATTGTTCTCACTAGTTGTCCCATCGGAGTTGGTAGTATTTTCATTTTTCCGTAACCGTTTGGGCCATCCATCCACATTTCTGTGATCATATGACTTACACGGTCCAAGTTAATGTTAAGACCTTCTGGATGATCCACTTCGCCTAACACTGAGTATCCACTGGTAACCTGCTCGTTGAGAGTGGTGACAGCCCTGCCAATTTCGTTTACAGGATATACACGCTGGTTTGCATTGCGTACTCCTCCCTGTATACAAATACCTTTCATATACAGATCTTTCCCGTCATTAGCAGACTCAACTACCATTTTAGCCTGGTCGAAACTCAAATGTTCGTTTAGTGTTTTCATAGTTGGCCTTTCTTTCTTGCCTTACTTTGCGCGGCTGCTTACTTTGTTAAGCGTGCTTGTTGCGCTTTTATCGGCAGTGTCCGGCTTGCCTTTCTTTTCGGCGCCGTGTCCTGGTTGAGACTTTTTGAATCCAGTCTTACCAGCCTTTCCACCTGGAACATTTACATTACCTGTTTTCATGTCCTTTGGGGATTGGTCATTTAGTGCAGAACCTTTGATGTTACCGCCTGCGGCGCCTGCTTCACCTGTTTCAGTGGTGTCGTCGCGTGCGATATTCTGTGAAGTTCCGCCCATGTTGTTTGATCCAGCAACTGATGATTTTGTGTTTGTGCCGTTGTCGCCGCCGATGTTAGAACCTAGGTCGCCACCTTTCATCTTCTCGACATACTCACGCATTTCTTCGCTGCTTGACTTTTTTCTGTTCTTTTTCTTGTATGAACCTTCTTTTACATCATCGTCATCATCTGAATCCGTGTCGTCGTCGGAATCGGAATCTGAATCCATGTCATCGTCGGCGTCTGCGTCGGTATCCATGTCTAAGTCCAGATCCATGTCGTCTTCACCAGTGTCGCCGTCGGCATCCATGTCCATGTCTACATCCATGTCGCTTTCGCTGTCATTGCTGTCAAGAAATTCTTCAAATTCCGCTTTTAACGCTTCCAGCTCGTCTTGAATATCCATTACACGGTCTTCCATGTCTTGGTCCTCGCCGCCGGCATCCATGCCCATGTCGTCCATGCCCATGTCGTCGTCGCCGTCCATATCGTCCATATCCATGCCGTCCATATCCATGTCGTCCATATCCATGTCGTCCATGTCATCATCACCGTCCATGGAAATGTCTCCTAACATGTCGTCAGTGGGGTCAGCTTCGCCAAACAATGATTCTTCAAGATCATCGTCATCCATGTCATCGTCGTCCATGTCTTCGGTTTCGTCGATATCTTCGTCTTCGTCTTCTTCTTCTGTTAGAAGCGATTCATATATGTCTCTTGATTTTGCTACCACTATTTCATGAAATAGGTCTTCTGCTCCTTCGCGATCCTCGTTGATAAGGCGCTCTAGCATTTCTTCAAATTTACTACGATCAGTCATGTTATTCTCCTGTTTTGTGCAAGGCTGTCTATTATATTTACATTTAATTGAAAAAAGGGGGTGTAAATGGGCTAAAAACAGCACATTTTATGATTTTATAGGTTTAATGTTGAAATTTTGTGCAAAAATTTCAACTGATTCGTGTGTTAAGTTGGATAACACCTTCAACTGTTCGGGTATAAAATCTACATCTCCTGTCAATCTAACATATTTAGTTTTTGGAAATTTTTTGATACACATGTCAGTTTGCCTGGACCAGTTGCCATAATATGTGGCTCTGTCATTGTGTTTTTTATAATTTTTTGTATCACAATAGATGTTGTTTACATATTCATTTTTTTTACCAAGACCCACATAATCAAAACCCAATATGTAGATAGTGTTGTATTCGTGTTCACTGGCTAACCACAGTGCAGTAGGTCCGCTGCTCCAGCCTTTGCTAGGTCTAAACAGATTTAACTCTTTTATTTTTTCAGTGTATTTGTTTGGATTAGTCCACACGCTGTGAGTTAAATGATATTGAGAATCCACAATTTCGCTGATCATTTTGGTATCCACAGCTACTAGATAATCAGGAGCAAATGATCTATAGAGAGCATTGCATCCATATACTGTTCCGTGTTTTTTTAAATCTCTAGGGTCTATGATTTTTCTACTAGTGCCATTGCCTAATACAAAAGCAATTTTTTCAGACATCAGTTAGATACCCTGTTGCGTTGCTTGCTGGGCCATGCCATTTATACCGTACATTTGTTTTACAAAATCCAATTCGTCCTGTTTGACTTTTTTATTCATGTCACTGGATTTTCTTGCACGATTGATATCTTTCAAGGACAGCTTGGTCTTTCTTGTATCATTGACACTGATAATAGACTCGTCGTCAGACGGCTCATAGAAGTCATCTTCCTCTGGTTCCATTGTGTCTTTGTCAAAGTAAAACAGTTCTCTAAGTATCATGTTAGTATTTATATCGTTTGAGAAGTTTCCGGGCCGCCGGCGCCAAGGTCTCCGGCATTCAAGTCTGCTCCTGTGTTAGTCTCAGGTGGTTCACCGTCAATAAGATCGCCTTCCATGCCTTCGTCGGGCAACTCTCCTTCTAGACCTCCAAGGTCACCTTCAAGACCAGCACCGCTGAGGCCAGCAGCACGCATTTCGCCACCTGGATCTCCTGACGTATCCAGTTCTTCTGCATTTTCTTCGCGCCACAGGCGTTCGTTTTCTGCTATTTCTTCTTCAGTGAGTCCAAGGAATCTCTTCATAGCAAATCTATTACTCATAAACGGTATAGCTTGCATCTGACCAAAAGTTCCTATTCTATTGTTGTCCAATTCAGCTTGTCTGTATGCTGCAAAGTTTTGCGGAGGTGTTAATTTGAGATCAAACATGGAAAAATCAAGATTGGCTCCTGACTTTTTCAAATACAGTTTGAATTCACTGTTGAACACTTCTTCTATTAAGGATTGCAGACGTTGGCAATAGTTGTTGAATCTAAGCTCTTGAATATAAGCGGTGCCCACACGTCCATCATTGTATTGACTAGCACCGTCATCTGCTCCAGTTGGTAGGTATGAACTTGGGATACGCAGTCCGCGTACCAACTTATTAGTAAAGTATCGTAGGTCATCAATTTCTCCTAGATTGGTACCACCGGGCAGTGTTTCAACTTTTGATCCTCTGCCTTCAGCAGTTTGTGGGAAGAAGTAATCCTCATTTATACTAAGGGGATTATATGACGAATCAACAACATTCTGCCCTCCGCCGGTTTTGGAAGGAATTCTTCTTTGGTGTATTTCTGTTTTCACTCTTTCTACAAACTGCATAGCAAGGTGACTGGGCATGTTACCAACATCCACATAGAACACTCTGCGCTCAGGTGCACGCTGCACACGATAGATAATGATTGCATCTTCCAACAGTTCTTTTTGCTTGTAAACCTTGAACACAGTTTCCAAGAGACTGTTGCCAAACGGATAGTTTTGATCCAATCCTTCGCTCATTGATATGTGGATCACATGGTTAGCATCCACATAGGTTTCACGTTCACCTTTTTCAAAGCGTGAAGCACCGGCAGCGGGTGTGCTGTTGCCTGTCATCGACTGTTGATTCACAGTTTGGTATCCAGGACCAACAGTGCCGCCAGGACCATAACTGTTGGTTGTGTTCAAAGGTGTAGCTTCTAACCCATCAAAAGCAAAGTTGAGATTGGTCATTACATACTGCTCTGGACGCTTGCCTTCGCTTTCGTTTACAATGATTTTGGTCACTTGACTTGGATCAACATGAAACCATTTGTATGTTTCTGGATCTCTAACAAAAAACTGATCGCCGTATTTGAAAGCATTTCTCAGTATTCTAAACATGCGTGTGTTAAACTCGTTGATTTTACACCATTTTTTCAAGTGCTCGCCAATGATTTTAACTTCTGCATTGGTTGCTTCTTTTTTGAAATCAATTGTGAAATTTGTATCGTTTTGTTTGTTTTGTTGACTTGTGAATTCACCTAGAATGTCCAATGCAGCGTTGACTTCGCTGTCACTGTCCATGGTATTGTATTGATTGTATCTTTCAATTCTGTTTGGCGATCCTATGTAAACATCAGGCAAGTGACTGCTGTAGTTAGAGGATGCAGGACCTGGATTGCTGTTACCCTTGCTGTTAAACGGACTGTAACTGCCATTGGTATTGCCTTGTGTAGGAACTGGAGTAAAATATCTTTTCCAACTCATATTATACTCCTATTCCTTTTAAAAGATTGCCATTCAATCCTTTGGTAGCTTTGTATTGTCTTCTGTTTGTTTCTGCGATTTGATTTTCTACATTTAGCATTTTGTTCAATAACATGTTCATATCTTTGAAATTACCACCCAACACTTTTACAAGTTCATTTAATTCACTAGTGTTACTTATGTTATCAGTCTCTGTCTGGGTTTGTGTTTGGTTAGTATCTTCAGGTTCAAACATGGACTTCCTATTGATACTTGCCATGTTGTTAATAAATTCCATCACTGATCTTGACGACTGAGAATTCATTATATCAGCAGGGCCACTGATGAACTCAGGGCCAGCTTCGCCTACCAAGCCAAAACTGTCTTCAGGTATAAATCCGCCATCCTCAAATCCTCCTGCAAAAGGAGACTGTGCATTTCTAACCCTTGCCATTTGCAAATTCTCAATATTTTCTAAAGTTGTCTGGGAATTGTCTAATTGTGCTTGTGTTTCTTGTATTTCAGGCTCTACCCCTTCAGCAAGTCTTGTGTTTAATCTTTCAATGTCTGCAAGAGTTTCTTGACGACTGGTTTCTATACGCTGGTCTATTTCTTGCTGCACATCTAATATGCTGTTTCTTGTAGCATCGCCGTCTGAAGTTGTTTCCTGATTTATTGCATTGACTAAACTGGCAGATCCGTTCTCAACACCCTGTTGTGTTGCAGTTCCAATTTCAGCAATTGCATCAGCAGTAAAGTCGTCGCCGCTTATATTCTCGCCATTTCTAAAACGGTCACTGTCAACGTTTGCACCTTGATTGAAAATATCTTCCATTGGAGTCAGCAATCTGTTGATGCTAGTTCCTACATACTCGGCCATCTCTTCACTGGATGGCACCGATTCTCTAACCCGGTGTATTGCTTCAGTGGCCATGTCTTCGAGATTGTCCAGTGTGTTCCTTTGCACTTCTACAACAAAATCTCTCACTGTTTCCTGCATGGCAATGGTTTGATCAAGCAGATTGTTTGCTTGATACAGTTTTTGTGTTCTCTGTTCTGCTTCGATGTTGGAATTCATGCGAGACAGTGCTGCCCCGGCTTGTTCTCCTTCCCCTGCTGCGCCCTCGACTCTGTTCATAAAACCATACATGCTTTCATACATGTCTGAATATGCACCACTGACTGTGTTCATGTCTCCTAGCATTGCAACTGTGCGGGCGTCTTCAGTTTGCAAATAATCCACTGCACTGGCAGTTGCTGCTTGTATGTTACTATCAAATTCAGCAAGGTTTCCAGTGGAAAATGCCTGCGCCCCTAATGCTAACTCTTCTGCAGCAGGGCCCAATGCAAGCATTGCCTCTCTAGTTGCTTCAGTAGTTGGAGCACCTCTCACTGCTTGGTCAACGAAAAGATCAGCTGCATCTCTGCCCAGTGTGCTTTCAATTTCAGCAAGATTTTGCATAAATGCCTGCTGCTCTTCGCCGGTGCGGCCCATCAAGAACGCTTGCACATCACCTTGTCTTCGGCGTTCCTTCATCTCATCGGCAATCTGTTCTCTTTGTTTGCCTGTGAGTTTGCTGAGTCTATCCAACTCAGTGGCCAGTTCTTCTGCAGACTGTTGGCGCTGTCGCTCACTCATTCTAGTCATGTTGCCATCCTGCATGGCAATTTCTTGATACAGTGCCAATGTTTCGTTGATGTCAGTGACAGTGAATCCCAGTCGTCTCAGTCTTGATCCAACTTCGCTGTCCAGCACACTGCTGCTGAAATCTCTGAATCTTGCAATTGCATCATTGGTGGTTCCACCAAATGCACTGAGAGAATCCATATTGTTCTGCAACACTTCAGTCATTTCTTCCACAGTGAGACCCATCTGTGCGGCAGAAATTTTGATATCGGCCATTTCTTTGCCAAAACTTGCGCCAATGCCGCTGAGTGTTTGATATTCTTCCAGGCTGCCTTCAGCAAACCTTATCAAGCCGTTTATGGTTTTGTTTAATGCTCCAAACAGTTTGGTGTTTGTTGCAATGGCTTCTCCGTAATCGCTGAGTTTTTGACTGCCGCTGAGAAGGTTGCCTGCAAACCCTACACTGGTTTTGGCAGCATCATTTAATCCGTTTCGCACGCCTGTTAATGATTGTTGTAAAAGATTCTCGTCTGCCAAATCAAAAACTCCAAGTTAATTGTTTAATAAATATAATGTATATATTTATCTATAGGAATCACAATGACAGATAACACACAAAGTCCACTGAAAAAATACAAAAGACAACCTAAGATTTACATCAATCTTCCCAGCGAAGGTAAATTTTACAAATCTGGTGTATTGCACAACGATACTGCATACGAATTGCCAGTGTTCAGCATGACAGCCAATGATGAAATACTGTATAAAACACCAGATGCACTGATAAACGGCAAGGCCACAACAGAAAACATACGCAGTTGTATTCCCAGTGTGAACGATCCATGGAGCCTAGTAACATTGGATGTGGATACAATTCTCATGTCAATGAGATTGGCCAGCTACGGTCCATACATGAACATAAACAGCAAGTGCAAACACTGCGGCGAGAACAACACCTATGATCTTGAACTGCAAAAGTTCATTGACTATTTCAATAGTCTCACCTTTGATGACAATCTCACTGTGGGAGATTTCAAATTCAAAATAAGACCACTGACCTATAGAGAATACACTGACATTCAGAAAAACAGTGTGACATTGCAGCGTGCACTGAGGGTCCAAGCACCAAAGATCGAAAACGAAGAAGAAAAAAATCAATTCATTGATCAGTGTTTGAACAACATTGCACGCATGACCCTAGATGCTATCATGCTCAGTGTGGTAAGCATTGAAATCGATGGTGAAACCGAAACCAACAAAGACGAAATAGTAGATTTTCTCAACAGCAACGACAGATCACTGTTCAGTGAGCTGAAAAGTCACATCGATGCCGAAGCTGAGAAATGGAAAATACCGGATCAGTCTGTGGTCTGCGGAGGGTGCAAAAAAGAATACACTATCAAAATCACACTGGACCAAACTGATTTTTTCGGCAAAGGCTAGTGAGCCTTGAAGACGATGAAATAAACTCACTAGCCAAAGACATGGAAAACAACATCAAACAGGTAAAGGACATGCTTTATCGTGTGAGTTGGTACATGCGCGGCGGTGTAAACTATCATGATTTGCTGTATGACACGGATATCGAAGATCAAGAAATCATGAGAAAGATAATCAAAGACAACATTGAGAATACCAAGAATGCAAAAATGCCGTTGATCTAGCCGGGCTGGCTAGAGACATTTGCATTGCCTCTAGTGCCGTCGCCGCGTGCGCCAGGTTGTGCTGCGCCTGTGCTGCGCACACGATCCTGTGGAGATTCAGACAATTCCATAGCGTTGAGTATTAATCTTTGTCTTTCGGCAGGAGGAATGTATTCTACCAACTGTGAAGATGTGCCAGGCGGGAACAAACTGTTTTGGAAAGTCAGCTTGGCCCATTCACTGCTGGCGTATGCAGTGCCACTGGGTGTAGTGCGTCCTTTGCCGGTCGTGAATCCTCCTCTGTTCAAAAATTCATCTATGCCCACAGCCCCACCAGTTACACTGTCCAGTGCTGCATTGGCTGCTTTTAGTCCAACGCCAGTGATATTTGCCATGCCTTCTAACACTGTTCTTAATACACTGTTGCTCATGTATTCAACCAACCACTCTGTAAGAGCTCTTTGAACACTGGGACGTGTTAAATAGTACTGAGCAAGCAAAAATCCTGCTTCAGAAACAATTGCACTCAATAATGCAGGGAAAAATCCCACGCCGGTGGCTCCGACAACTCCTTGTAATGCTCTTACACCTAATCTAACACCAGTTATAAATTGTCGAACTTTGCGCACATTGCTGCTAAGAGATGCTATTAACAAAACAGTAATCTGCGCACTCACACTAGCCTGTGCTGCAATAATATGATCAGCTGCTTCTTGTTGACTCATTCCGCCAGCAGCTGGTCCTATTTCTGCTTGATCTTGAAAATAAGCCACGTTGTAGGCATGAGTTTCCAACAACAGATATGAAAATCCCATTGCTTCGAATACTCTTGCCATCAACTTAACACCACGGATATTGGCAAATCCGCTAACAAATTTTCTAACAGTGCTGCGTTTTTTTGCAGGAACATCTTCAAGCCCTCTCCATGCACTGCCAAATTTTTGAGCTAGGTTAAGTCTTTGACTACTGTATTTGTTTACAAATTTAGTTCTTTTTTTGACTTTTTTGTTGTTGTATTCCTCAACAAACTTTTTTGCTTGGGATTTATTGTCAAAACGAAATACTTGGCCACCTGCTTTGGCCAAAAATTTATCATTTTTGTTAATATATTTTCCTTTTTGTGATTTTCCTATTATACTTGCATCAAGATCTGGATTAAATTTCTGCAAAGATAATTTAGGAGTTTCAGTGTTTTCGATCAATAATTCATTTAATTTCATCAGAACATTTCCAGCATTGTGTATCTATTTATGTGAAGTGAGCTAAAGCTCACTTGTGATTGTCGCTGTCGCTCAATCACAATTTATAGATTTGATACATGTGTATACATTCATATGTGTACAAGGCAGATGTTACTGCAAAGCAGTAACATATGTTATAATATCATTCAGATTGTGTAGTCATACTTCGCCCGTTGCCGGGCGAAGTGACAAAAGAACATCATTCGAGTTGCTTTCGCACACTTGGTAAATGAGATTTGCAAGCAAACACAATTGCACTCAGTGAATACAAATGGATATGCTTGCATCGGAGGCGGTTGACCTGTATCCCCCTACTCAAGCTTCGTCATATCAACGGAGGACAGTGATTCCCTACCAAGCGAAAACACTTGTCCTTGTGGTTGCTTTTTCTCAGAGCCACAATCCTTTAAAGCCTATCGTATACTTCTTCACGCGGACTCTTCACACCACCGGCTACGAGCATTACCTCGGCTGGATCTTGAAGGACATGCTGTCAATGTTGTCCGTTATATAGCCTTGTTTCTGTTTTGAAGTGCCTCTACAAGAGTTTTTGATCCGCCTACTCTCACATTGATAATGCCATTGTAGTATTCGTCTGATTCTAAAACACGCCTGTCAAACTGTTCTTTGGCTTCTAGATAGCTCATTTCTGCTCTAGATGTGCAAAAATACAGTATTTCTCTTGAGAAGTTGTGTTTGCCTAGTTTTTCAACATCTTGATTGAGTTTGTCAGATGAACCCCAATAGTCTTGCCAATCTGATTCCTTTATACCTTTTCTGCGGTTCTTTTTGCCTTTGAGTGGAGGTTTGGAAGTCTTGAATTTTGCTAATTTTTTGCCTATGTATTTGCGATTGTCAGTGAGATTTGTTATCAAGTAGACAAAACCCTCATACTCGTCGGGTATGCTGTCGATTTTGTTGCCTTGATAGGTCCATTCCATACATTATGTATAAAATATCTCACTTTGTCTGTGCCTTTTTTGATTTTTGATGTCTTCTATTGCTTTGCCACTTGTTGTTTGCTCTCATATCGTCTAAAACTTCTTGATATGTAGACAAAATTTCGTCTTGACGCTGTTTTGCCAGTACCATAAGGTTGCGTAACTCTCTTCTGGCAGCGCGTTTTGTTCTTTCGCTGGGCCTTTTTTCAAACTTTTCGTTTGCTTCAAAGTAATTTAAGTAGGTTTGTGCTAATTTATCGTGTGTATCGTCCATTATTCTACTATGTCAATGTCATTTGAATATGTAGTAAAGCCATTTTCTTTTACAACTTTGAGAACATGGTTTACTCTGCCTATCAGTTCGTCTTTGTGACTGATAAGGAAAATGTTTTTGTTTCTTTCTCTTGTCATCATTTTTAATACACCAATTGCATTTTCGACTCCGGAAGTATCCATTCCACTGTCGATTAATTCGTCTACAAACAGTAAATTGATGGATTGATATAGATTTTCCCAAACATCTCTGAATGCAAAACTCATTCCCAGTATAAGTCTATTGCGTTCGCCTCTGCTGAGATTGTCAAAGTCCAAATCTTGGCCCAATTGTGTGATTTCAACTGAGAGATCGTTTTGGAATGTAACTTGATGAGGCAATCCGAGATAGTCTAAATAGGTTGTTAAGCGATTATTCAAGTAAGCAAGGTTCTGATCAATGATTTTTTTGCGAACAAAACTGTCTTTGTTGGTCAACAGCTTGAGAAGAAATTCTTGATGCTCTTTGGTATTGGTTAATTCGTTGATTTTTGTCCAATCAATTTCTTGTATAGCAGTTTTATTCAGTTCGTCGATTTGTATTTGGTATGGATCTTCTTCGGTGTAGTTGTTTTCCAGTGCATTTTTTAGATTTTCTACATTATTGCGATGTTCATACGCTTCCTTGGCAGATTCGTAAAATGTATTGGGTTTGCCATTGATATCACCGATGTCTTCCAGCGATTTTATAACTTTTTCCAGCTTGCTGGCAACATCATTTTGATATTCAACTGCTTCTTCGGCCTCTTTGGTTTTCTTTGATGCAATTTCTTCTTTTTTGTCTGCATGCAATTCCTGTCCACAGGTATAACACACAGCATCGTCCAACTCAGCAATGTCTTTGTTTATTTTTGCAACAGATTTGTCTGCTCTTAACAGTGCACTTTCCAGTGTTGATCGTTCTTTCGACAGAGACTGTATTTTATTGTTGAGATCGTTCCAGTTTTGCAGTTGTTCGTGCGCTTCCAGTTCGCGATCAATGTCTAACTTTTCCAATTCATCAATTGCAGCAAGAAGATTTTCCTGATCTTTGGATTTTTTTGCACTCCATGCTCTTTGTCTGCTCTTTAAGTTATCAATACTGGCATTGATTTTTTTATTGCTTTCGTCGATTGCATTGATTCTGAGATTTTCTTCAGTTAAACTGTCTTTGGTTTGTTTGATTTTTTCTTTGAGCAGAGTAGCTTTTTCTGTAAGTATGGTTATACCAAGCAGTTGTTCAATTACTTCTCTTTGGTCGTTGGCCCTCATGCTGAGAAAAGGTTCTGTGTAAGTGTTCAATGCCAAAATATGCTTAAACATATTGTGACTCATACCCAGCAGAGTTTGTATATCTTCTTGAGTTTTTCTGCTGTCACCTTGACTTTCATTTGTCAAATTATCAGATTGTTCTTGACCGTTGATGTAAAATTTCAATACATTAGGCGATCTTCCTCTTTCAATGCGGAATTTGTTGCCATCTTTTTCAAAATTCAGTGTTACCAACATGCCTTTGCTGTTGGTTTTGTTGATGAGATTGTTGCGCTTGATGTTGGTCAGTGCTTGGCCATACAGTGCGTAGCTGAGAGCATTGATTATTGTTGTTTTGCCCGTGCCATTGCGTGATCCGCTGTCATCGCCACCTTGGTCAAGATTTTCACCAAGCACCAGTGTTAAGTTTTCGTCGCTGAAGCTCACAGCTTGTGTAACATTCCCAACACTCATGAAGTTTTTTACTGTCAAATCTTGAATCTTAATCATTGTAATCCATTGTAAATACTGAGCAGCGTTGATTTATCGAAACTGTCACTGTCAATTGCAAGTATTTCGTTGCTGACAATTTGATCAACGCTTTCAAATTGTGTGATATCCAAATCGGTGTTTATCTCTTCGATGTGTTTTTGAGGAATAAGTGTAATTTCTCGACAGTTATAAGTGTTTATAAAAGTCTCTTTTATCATACTGGCTTCTTCAAAACTCACATCAATGTCCAGTGTGACTCTGAGATACATTTTGTTCTTTATCAACTGGTCTTTCTCGTCAATCAACTGCGAAAGCTTGACAGTGCGATACTTTGGGCATTCTGACCAGTTGATATATTCGGGCTCGGTGTTATTTTCCAAGTCTAATATCATCATTCCGCGATCATCATCCCATGTATCAGCATAATTGTGAGGAAAAGCATTACCGATATAGTGGATTTTGCCTTGATTCTGACGCTTGTGGAAGTGTCCCGAAAAAACATATTCTTGATTTTTAAAATGTTCTGACTTGAGTTCGTTGTTGTCTGGCATCTTAACCATGGCATTCATAAAGAAACTGGGCAATTCAAAATGGCCAAATATGTATTTTTCTTTGAGTTTTGTTACTTTCTTCCATTCTTCGCCTACTAGCCACGGTACCAATGCAACATCACCTTCGCGATAGATTTCGTCTATCACAGTAATACCAGGTATGTGTCGTGCAAACTCTGTGGATTTCACATCACGCTTGTCTTTGTAATATAAATCATGATTCCCTGCAAACAAATAAAACTTATCAAATGCTGCACCCAGTTTCTCAAGACATCTAATGCCAGTGTCCATGGTTGTTAAATTGAGACTGTTGCGATTGTGATTCCAGTCGCCGCAAAAAACTCCAGTTTCGCAGTTGTTTGCTTTGGCTGTTTCAATATACCAGTCAACAAAGTCTTCGCAGTCTTGATTGTGCACTCTGCTGTTGCTTTTTAAACCTAAATGTAAATCCGTAAACACTGCTGCTTTTTTAAACAAGTTGATACCTCATCATAAATCTATATTAACAAAAAAACTCTACAAAGTCAAATGATTATTTGTCTTTATCTTCGTTTCTTCTCAATGATGCTTCCCACTCTCCAGCATGTTGTCTAGTGTAACTGGGATTGAGATCGTTCATCTCAAGAACATCGTCTCTGATATTCTGTGCTCGTTTTTCAAGATTAATAATTCGTACAAAACTGTTTGTCACTGCTGCTGTGTAGTATGCAAAAGGATTATTTGATTTTGATTCATCAAATTGGAGACCTATTTGTGAAAGTTGCAGTATAGCTTGCCCTTTCATTTCGTCATTGTAGGTGTAGCTACGTACATTACCTCTAGTGGCATATCTGTCAACCAATTTCATCCACATTTTGGCAAGTTCGTTGGTGGCCTTGCCTTGTTCTTTGGAAAAATGGCCGTTTTCTAAGCCACCAACCCAGTGACTTTTGCCTACGCATCTTAATTCATCATTTTCATCAAATTTATAATGCTGAAAGGGAGGAAAGTTCAATTTTGTTTTGGTATCAGCAATGGTTTTTGGATTCTTTTTTCTTCCTTCTTCGTCAGGAATATGATCAAATGTCATAATTCGAAAAATCAGCTCGGATTTTTCAATGGTCCTGTAATCAACTTCGCAGTCTGCTTGCTTGATTTTTTCGCCTGCTGCTTTTCTGCTTTCGTAATCTTCCTGTGATAGTCGTTTTGCTTTGTTTCTTTTTGCTTCGGCTATGGTTCGTATGTTTATTTTGTCTAAATCAGTGAGAATAATATCAAAATTTGCATATTCTGGATCAATATAACTGCAAAATGTATTCTTGGATTTGTGTATTTCTTTTAACATGTCTTTGTTGTTTAGGTAATTTACTCTTCTTGCCATGGTTATCCTTTTTTTTTAATAATAATATACATAGATAATTTTGTCAACTAAATATGTGATAGGAGTATTTAAATGGTTAACAATCCGCTATCAAGTGTGCCAAACCAGCCAGGTTCGGAGTATGCTTACAGTCAAAAACCCAGTGTAACTGACTATAGCAATCCAAGAACTTTTTTAAAACAGCGTTTGCAAACAACTTCGTTTCCAGTAGGAGCAGAACCCGAAAGCAGAGTATCAACGGCTGCTCGATTTGTTCCTAGCAACAGTGCTGTCGGCGAAGACTGGCGAGTAAAAGTCAGCTTACCAGATGTGGGCACTTTTAAAACCAGTCCGCTGTTGCAACCGCTGAGACAAACTGACAATTCAGTGGTTTTTCCTATAACTCCTGCTATAACATTAAGTCACACTGCATCATATGATTTTATGGAGCCTATACATAATAATTATCCTTTTCCGGTTTATCAAAACAGCAATATTGATGCAATTACTATAGCTGGCGAGTTTCCTGTGCAAAATGAAGACGACGGCATGTATTGGATAGCTGCAAATCACTTTTTTAGAAGTGCTACCAAAATGTTTTACGGCGAAACTAGCAATAAAGGCGCACCTCCGCCGCTGTGCAAACTCAACGGATATGGAGATTTTGTATTGAATAATATTCCTGTTGTGCTCACAA